GCACGCAACCACAACTGTTTGGTGTGGTGTTGAATACCCGAAAACAGGCAGCGGCGAGAATTACGCAGATAACGTACTGATAGCATCGCGGGTTGCAATTTTTACCATCCGCTACTATGCCACGTTATCGGCATCGGAAAACAGGCTGAAATACGAAACGGACATTTTCGACATCGAACGAATTAGCGAAGTAGGAAGGCGCAACTTTTCACAAGTGACGGCAAAATTGAAAGAAAACGATGGCAGATAGCATACAAGCGGAAATTAACGCCCTTATTCGAAGCCTGCAAAACATCGAAAAGGAAGTTAAAAAGGCGGCGCTACCGGCGCTGACCAATGCCGCGCGTCCTATCGTTACCGCTGCCCGAAACAATGCCGACATAAGCGAAGCGACGCACTTTCGATACAATACCTCGAAGCTGGTAAAAGGCATTCGAGCGCCAAAAGGTAAGGGGCAAATTGTGGCAACCTACCGGCCCGGCAACCTGAAAGGTTCTATCAAAACCATGCGGTTTCGACGTTCAAACAGCGCCGTATTTATCGGGCCTGTTTTGTCCCGAAATAGCACAGGAACGTTCGGGCCGACATTGACATACGAAGGCGGCATTATGCCGACCAATGCACGGTCTGATGGCTACTATGCCCGGTTTGTGGAGTTTGGAGCGCCCGCTATTGGCGTAAGCCCCAACCCATTTATGAAGCCGGCGGCAGATCAGGCAGGCGGCGCGGCATTACGCCTTGCCGTCGTTGAACTGAAAGCAGCAATTGAAAAAGCCGGACGCAAGGAAGGCATAAAGAACGGAGTAAAACAATGAACGCATCCGGGCCAATAGCCGCACTAATAGCCGCCAACGTGGGCGCAAATGCAATCTTCGCAGGGCGTGTGTATCCTGATAAGATCCTGCAGGGCGCAACGTATCCGGCAGCAGCGGTGAATGTAACCGGGAACGTTCCAACAAATTCGAAAACACGAGCCTCGAACCTGGATTTTACACGGGTGCAGGTGGACATATACGCAGTGACACCAACGTCGGCGGCAACAGCAGCGGCAACGGTGCGCAGTGTAATTGATTACTACAACGGCACGGTTACGCTTAACGGCGGAAGCCAATTAACCATTGAACACATACAATACGAAGGGGAGCAATCAGGCTTTTCGGAACTGCCTGAACTTTTCCGCGTAATTCAACAATACACAATTGTTTTTGCATGAAAAAGCTACGTCTGACAAAAGAGTGGATTAACTGCGGGGTAACATTCCCCGCCGGTACGGTTATCGGAACGCACGACAACACAGCGGCCCAAATGGTTGCCGCCGGAATTGGCGTGTACGTCCCGGATGATACCCGAATGTACCGCTACCCGGTTTCCGCTCCCATTGTCGACAATTGCTTTGCTGAAATAGCCGACGCCGTTGAGGTAGTCGAAACGGCGGCAAGATCAATCCCGAAACCATCAACGGTACAAAAGTTTTTCAACAACAAATAAACACAAGCCATGCCGAGTACTGGAACAATTCTCGCTAAAAACATGACGGTGCGCATCAACGATACTGTCATCACTTGTCAGGTTAACGCCGAGGTTACGTACTCGACCGAAACTTTCGACACCTCTTGTAAGGACAGCGGCGCAACCGCACAGCCACGCCCCGGCACCCGTTCGTGGACGGGCAGCGGTACGTTCCTCTTTGCAGTCGACGCCGCATTTGGCGCAAAACAAATCTTTGACCTTCAAAAAGCCGCTACCGAGGTAGAATTCACTTTGGGCACGGGCGTTGCCGGGGATTTTGAATTTGTCGGTGACGGTTATTTCACGTCCTGGACTTTGGCCTCGAACGGCAACGACGCAGCCGTTGAGGGCAGTTTCGAAATCGCAGGCGTTGGCGACCCAACCTTTACGTCGTAAGAATACGGGCGGGCAATTACGCCCGCCCTTCACTTTTTCATAAATCAGAGCATGACTGAATTTATTGAAATCAACGGTGCGCAGCACCCGATCAGCTTTACCAACGCTGTGCTTATCCTTTACGAGCGCGAACACGGGCGCCCGATGCTGGGGGACTTTAACAAGGTCTATGCCGCGTCGGTCGCTATGATGCAAGGTGATTTTTCTTTGCCTTATGCCGACGCCTTGACCGCACTTGTCCACATGGGGATCATCAACGGGTACCGCGAAAAAGGCGAACCTTGCCCGATTGGTGAGTTTGAAGTTGCCGAAATTTTGACTGACTTTGACGTGGTGGCTAAGTGCGTGGGACTTATGGCCGATGCACTTGTAAAACAATCGAAGCCGGGCGAAAAAAAGACGAAGCCGGGGAAAGCCCCGGCGAAGCTGAAAGTAGCCTAAGCGTCGACATCGACCAATGGCAAAGGACGGCGGCGCAAATGGGGTACAGTGAAAGCGAATTTTTGAACATGACACCCCGCTTTTTTGCGAACGCGATTGAAGGGTACGAATTAAATCAGCGCGAACGATGGGAGCAAACGCGGATGCTGGCATACTTCACAGTCAGCCCACATTTTAACCCAAAGAAAGCCAATCCTTCGCCGTCTAAGCTTTGGCCGTTCCCGTGGGACAACGAAGGCAAGGCGAAGATCGTACCGCTTTCAGGTGATGAAATCAAAAAGATACAGGCGGCGCAAATCGAAAAAATGAACCGGGCAAAAGCAGAAAGAAATGGCAACAATAGCGGATCTTAATGTACGGCTCGGTGTTATTAATAACGTAGCCAAAGGACTTGCCAAAGCCGAAAGGGATTGGCGTAGGGCTGGCGAAAAAATGGCAGGCATTGGGCAACAAATATCTTTGTCCATTGGCTTGCCATTGGGATTGATAGGAAGGCAGGCAATTAAAGCCGCCGGAGATATTGAATCAATGACGTTTGCTTTGGAGGCGCAATTAGGGAGCGCACAGGCGGCCCGCGAAGAAATCGAAAAATTACGCACTTCTGCACTCGCTCCGGGGCTTGGTTTTGAGCAAGCCGTAAAAGGTTCGATTCAATTGCAGGCCGTCGGATTTTCAGCAGACCGGGCGCGTAAAACCATTGAGGCTTTTGGTAACGGGTTGGCGCTTGCCGGAAAGGGCGCACAGGAGTTGGACGGCGTACTTTTAGCCCTGACACAGATCAGCGCAAAGGGCGTTATAAGTGCGGAGGAAATCAATCAAATTGCAGAACGCTTGCCACAGATCAGAACGCTGATGAAACAGGCGTTTGGCACAGCCAATACAGAGGCGCTGCAAAAACTTGGTGTTACTTCAGATCAGTTTATTGATGCTATCACACAACAGCTACAAAAGCTACCAAAGGCCACTGGTGGAATTAAAAACGCATTCGATAACCTTAGGGACTCCATCAACCAAAGCCTTGCCAGTATAGGCACAACAGTAAACGAAACGTTCAATCTTGCCGCTATATTTGAGCGGGCAGGCAAGGCGCTATCAGGTGCGGCAAAAGCGTTCGATGATCTAAGCGACGGCGGCAAAAAGTTCGTTATCGTTTTAGCCGGAGCGCTCACAGCAATCGGGCCTTTGCTTGTTGGCATTGGTTCGCTTAAAGTGGTGGGTAGTCTTGCCGCCGGTGGCCTTTTGGTTATAACCAATGGACTAAAAGCCCTGATAGCTAACGCCCTGCTTGCAGCCCGCGCATTTCAGGCGCTTTCTCTTGCACAAAAGGCGTTTGGTGTTGGTGCTGTTTTGTTTTTGGTTTACAGCCTTGTTACGGCATTTGCTGATTATAACGACCAACTAAAAAGCACAACAGCGGCACAACGGGCGCTGAATGACGTAAACGAAACGGCAGAGGAAAGCATTGCCGGGCAACGTGTCGAGGTCGAACGGCTGACAAAGACCATCGAAAAAGAGGGAACAACGTTAGCGCAAAAACAAAAGGCGCTCGACGCTTTGGTTAAGATTTCCCCGGAATATTACGGGCAACTTGATCGTACTGCCATAAGCGTGGACAAGGTTAGGGCCGCAACAGATAGATATGTTGCATCGCTTCGCCTTGAGGCTAAAATCAAGGCCGCTAAAGATGAATTGGTTGAATACGAAAAGCAGCTTTTACGTGTTGAGAAAAACAGCGATGCAGGTATTTTGCAGCAATTTGGAAATGCAATTCTATCGGTCGGTAACGCCGGTGCATTTGCCGCCCGCAATGCTTTAACATACACAGAAAACCTTGCCGAAAACAGAAAGGAATTAGGTGATTCAATTTCGGCACTGGAAAAATACATTGCTGAACTTGAGGTTGGTAATGATGTAGCCGGGAAAATTGAAGAAACTAAGCCGCCAGGCCCGTCCGTCGAGGCTGTAACAGCCGCCACCGATGCAATAAACAAAGATTCGGAGGCGCTAAAAAAAGCATTAAAGCTTCGCAAAGACTATGCCGACGCCATTAAAGGCTTGGCTGTAAATGCGCCCGACGGCCCGGCACCTGACATTGCAGCACAACCAGACCTTGCGCGTGTTGGAAGTCAGGCTTTGGGCGGGCTTGCAGCGCCGATACAACAAACGGCGGAAGAAGTTGAAAAGGCAAACCAAATTGCAAAAGACTTTGCATCAACGTTTGAAAATGTAGGGTTTTCGATTGCCGGAACATTGGCACAGGTAACGAATGGAACAATCACAGCGTCCGACGCACTACAAAAGCTTTACGAGGGATTAAGAACGGGATCAGCATCGGCACAGGCGCAAATTGAAACATTACAAAGCGGCCTGATTGAGGTTATTGCCAACATTGGTTCTGCTATTGGCGAAGGCGCTTCGTCGTTTGCCGAATTTGCAGCATCGGCAACAAATTCGATAGCGCAGGTCATTTCAGCCCTGTTAAAAGAATGGGTTGCGCAACTGCTTGTTAATTCGGCTTTTGCAGCGGCTAACCCGTTTGCGGCTATTGCTATCGGTGCGGCAGCGGCATCCATCGGCGCAGGGTTATTCAAAAGGATTATTGGCTCTTTAACTGCGCCCAAACTCGCACAGGGTGGTCTTGCATTTGGCCCTACAACCGCAATAGTCGGTGACAATCCCGGCGCACGGGCAAACCCGGAAGTTATCGCACCACTTGACAAGTTGAAACAATACTTGCGCCCACAGGCTGCCGACGGCGCTATTGTCGGTGAATATGTGGTACGTGGACAGGACTTACTTGTAGTGTTGAAACGGGCGGAAACATCTAACCAGCGTCTAACCGGAAAACGATAATGGCACTACGATTTTACGCTGAATTTGATGCAAAGGACGAACCCACCTCTACCGAATGGCGTATCGAGGTATGGGACTCGTCTTTCGTCGGTACGGCGGAGGAAATCGCTTTAGATGTTGGTCAGGTGTTGAGGTGGTCGGCAGACGGAGAAGAAAGACACGCTCCGATAAGGGGTAGCGAACTGACGTTTAATTTCCTGATTAACAGCGCAGATCAAAAGGCGTTTATTTATGACATCCAAAGCAGTGCAGAAGGCCGTTTTACAGTTCGCCTTGAAGTCACATCTTTGGCAACACGGTATTGGGCCGGGGTAATTTTGCCGGACATATCGAGTTATCAGGACAAGGAAAAAACGGTTTACACTGTAACGGCAACCGATGGTATTGCAGCGCTTCGAAAGATCGAATACCGGCCAACATCGACCACGTTTTACGACGGCAAAGTTTCGCTGATTGAACACATTTTGAATTGCCTGAACAAGCTGCCCTACGTAACGACGCATTGGACAAACACAGAAGCTTTTTTGTTTACCGCCGTCGATTGGTGGGAGGAGTCGATGACGCGGGACAATGCCAACGATCCTTTGGCCGACGCTTATGTAGACCACGCCAATTACTACCGATTTGAAAAAGGCGACCAAAAGGCGCTTTCATGCTTGGAAGTGTTGGAGGACATTTTAAAAGCGTTCGGGTGTTACATCCGGCAGATTTCCGGGGTGTTCATTATCGAGCAGGTATCGTACCGTCAGGGAGATTACACAACGCGCAATTATGACTACCAGGGCAACTACATATCCAACACACCAAACACCGACGAAAACATTGTCGACAACACAGACCCGGCATCGACCCTGCGTTGGAAGTCTTTTTTACAGTACGATTACTATCCCGGACTACTAAAAACGATAGTCAACTTTGACACCTTCCAAAGGCGTAACTACTTAGTAGGGGCAACCATCGACGAAAACAATACTTCGTTTGAGGTGTACAATCCGCTGTATAAGGCAACCGACGGCACGGTACTGCGGTTCAAAATGAATATCCTGCACAGCGTTAAAAACCTGTCTTACAGCGGCGGGGCAAGCACACCCATTTACCTGAAATTCCAGGGATCGTTGCTTGTTGAAAAGGTCGGCGTTGATGGGGACTATTGGGACAGGTTCGGGTATTTTCAGCAATTCAGCTACCAGATAGTGTACTCACCAAGCGCAGCCGGGCAATGGGTAGACGACTCAACGCCTGCAACATTCGACGTACTTGGAATGATTGGGGGCGTTCCGCCCACTGGATTCACGACCACCAATGTCACGGTACTGGATCAGGATTTGCCGCCCCTGCAACTTGACGGCAATAAAATAACCCTCGAATTTGACTTTTTGGAATTTCGGGATTCAGGCAACAACATCATCGACCCGGCGGAACTGGAGCTGCATTGGTCGGTTGTTGAAATCTATCTTGGAACATACACCGACGGCGTACAAACAACGGTAAGTGATGTTGATGAATACGACTCCCTGAACGACGAAGATCAGTATAGTGAGGTTTTGGAAACGACCGTAACAATCGGCACGTCGTTAGACCCCAACACGCTGGGCGCTGTTTTCGTTGATGACGCAGGCGATTTTGTGCTTGGTGGCCAATGGGGAAACGGTGTTGATGCTGCGGATTCGGCACTGGGGCAACTGCTTTCCGAGGCCGTACTTGCCGGGCAACTTCACCCGATCAAAAAGGCAAACGGAACGGTTAGGGGTGCATTTACTCCGCGCCGTCTTTTTCGATGGACAAGCGATAGCGTAACGGTTGATTATCTGTTTCACTCCGGGGAATGGGCATTGGACTACAACGAATTGTCCGGCCTTTTTCACGAAATGGAATACAACAATACGTTTTCAACGCTGCCGATTAAGCGAAAGAAAAAGATCATCATCAACCCAAACGGCAACGAAACGGGTGTTGAAACATACCCCGGCGGCAATGCCAATAATCAACCGGGATACCAGGTCAATACAAACATACCACAGGGGACAGTATTAACCCCGATCAAAGACGGTGTGTTGCGCTATCAATTGGACGCTGGTGCGCAAACATCCATCGACCTGTATGTTGCCGCCAATGCCGGGCAATTTTGGGAGTATGACATTATCAGAATTACCAACCCGTTAACCGGAAGCTTTGAAGAACTAACCGTTACGGCAACGACAGCGGAAAGCGACGGCGTGTTATCGGTTACAGGAACGACGCAGGATAATTACCCGCCGTATTCAATCATTACCATTGCCCGACGGGTTGGCAGGAATCATTTGCCCATTGGTACGGCAAACGGAAGCCTGCTTTATTACGACACCACAGAAAACAGGTATTTGCCTACAACGATAGGAGACCTGCTTAATTTGGTTTTACCCTCTTGTGTATCAGACGAGGAAGCCGTTGATTCATTTGCTGTTCCCGTCGGAGGCTGGTACATCGCAGCGCCGGGCCATTTCGCCGTTAAGCCGGGAACCCTTACAAGCGTAACACCATCATAATAACAAAACGCCAAAAAATACGCATGACAAACCGATCATGTAAACAAAACGCAATTTTCTACACATGAAGCACATACTTTTTTTCATACTCCTTTTTATTTCGGCCCCCGCCATCGGCCAAACGTTGTACACAACGGGCGTTACATTTT